CGACGGTGGCGAGCTCGTCGCGTAGCTGGTCGGCGATCGCGGCCTGCACGTCGACGAGCGTTGGCGTGCTCACGCGATCCCCCAGCTCCCCTTCAGCGGTGTGAGCTTGTTGGCGTGCCGCTCGAACGTGTCGCGCGACGTGACCAGCGGGACGGCCTCGTTCAGGCCTATCACGCCGAACGGCGACTCCTGCTGCTGCCAGTGCTCGACGGCTCGTTCGATGTTGACCTCGACGATCAGCGCCGGGTATGGCGTGCCGGCGTAGACCGAGCCCGGGTAGGCGAGCGAGCCGAAGAGCTCGGAGTCGATCTCGAACGCGGCCGCGTCGAGCACGCGTTGCATGGCCGAGCCCTGCGCCGGCGTCGGTTGGCGCAGGCGCAGGACTCGGGCGAGCTCGGCGGTGCCGGCGTATGAGGTATCCGACACCGTGTTGCCTTAGCTGAGATGGATGAAGCGGTTCGAGTCGAACACCTTGGCCTTGAAGCCGCCGATCACGCCGCACTCCATGCCGCCGATGGCGGGCTCGACGACCCTCATCTCGACCGGGGCGCCTGGCGACTCGGACACGAGCAGCGCCGAGGCGTCGCCGATCACGGCGACGCTCGAGCCGGTCCCGAAGCCGTAGCTGCCGATCACGCGCAGCCCGGCGTAGGTGCCGGTCATCGAGCCGACGTCGAGGTTGCCGACCGCGCTGACCTGGAGCACCTGGTCGGTGCCGAGCCCGGCCAGCTGGAAGAAGCGATCCGCGCTCAGCCACAGCGTGTCGCTCATCGCTCGGCCGCCGGTCGTGTTGTAGATGCTCTTGAGCCCGGCCAGGATGGCGGCGCGCCACTGGGCGAAGCTCTCGGTGCCGGCGGTGCCGAGCGGTGTCGAGATCGTGCCTCCTCCGGCGGTGCCGAGCTCGGAGCAGGCGGCGGTCTCGGTCGACCGCGCGTACGCCTCGGCGGCCAGGTCGAACCAGAGCTGCAGCGCGTCCGGGGTCGACCAGTTGATTGTCTGCCAGGACAGGTCGCCGGCGCCGAGGTAGGTGTCGGCGTTGACGGTGTCGAGAACGACGCTCATGCGGGCGGTGCCGGCCTCGGTCTTTTCGGCCGACTGCTTGAGCGACTCGGGCCGCCCGGTGATGCGCGGGTAGGTGAGGCGCCCGCTGGTCAGCCCGACGAAGCGGCCCGACTGAACGACCGGCCGGGTCTTGTTGATGATGTCCATGATCTGCGCGATGTGCTGGGGCGGCAGCAGCCCGGCGATGTCGCTTGTGAGGGTGTTCTGGACGCGGGCCAGCCGCTCGGCGGCGGCCTCGCGGACGGCGACCTCGCGGCTCGGGTCGCCGGCGGCCGCTGACGCGATCAGCGGGTAGCGGACGATCAGCGTGTCGCGCGCGAACGCGGCGAAGGTGCGGTAGACGGTCGGGCCGTCGTCGCCGCCTACGGTCGCGGCGGGCTCGGGCGAGCGGAGCAGCTCCGAGATCTCGCGGCCGGCCTCGGCCCGCTTGAGATCGTCGCTGAGCAGCTCGATCTCCTCCTCGATCTCGACCACTTGCGTACGCCAGGAGGCGAGGTGGTTCTGCTCGAGCTCGTCGTGCGGCCGCGCCTCGGCCTCGGCCAGCTTGTGTGTCTCCTCGATCTTGTCGTAGAGCCGGTCGCGCTCGTCGCCGAGGCGCTCCAGGCGCATGCGGGTTGTGCTGAGCGGTGGCATCGCTAGGTCCCTCCCAGGGTCGGTACTCGTCACGAACCCGGCGGGTGATGCCATCCAGCTGGCCCTTGGCGGCGACGGTGACGGCTCGAGCTGCCGCGGTGATCGCCTCGGGGCCCGACACGGGGCGCCGATCTAGCCGAGAGCGTAGCGCGCCTGGCGGGAGAACGACAACGGGCCCCGACGGTCTGACGCCGGCGGGGCCCGGAGCTCGTGGAGGCTACTCGCCTACGCGGACGGTGATCGAGCCGTGCGCGATCACGTCGTCGGCGGTCGGGTCGCCGCCGTCGTCCTTGTAGACCGTGATCTCGTCGGTGTAGGTGCCGGGCGGCCAGGTCAGGAAGTGGAACCCGTCGTTTGTGTCCTTCGAGATCCCGACGTCGCCGTTCTCGGCGTTGACGGCCTTGATCAGCACCGGGCCCTCGTAGTCGCCGGGCTCCCAGAAGATCTCGACGCCCTCTCGGCCCATGTTGACGCCGAGCTCGCCGATGTCGTGCCGTGCTGAAGCTTCCATGCTTGTCCTCCCCTCTCAGCCGGCGGCGATCGCCCGCAGCCGCGCGGGCGCCTTCTGGCCGGCCAGGTTGTAGTAGCGGATCAGCTTGCGCGCCTCGGCGGCCCTGGCCGCGGTCGGCCTGGCCCGGGTCAGCGCGACCGTCGCCTCGTGCAGCTCGTCGGCGCCCATCGTGCCGTCGAGCCGCTCGAAGCCGAGCTCGGCCAGCCGCTCGTCGAGCTCGGTGTTGCGCTCGAGCTCGCGCGTCGCCCGGTGCTTTGCCGCCTCGACTACGTCGGCCGGCAGCTCGACGCCCGGCGCGGTCACGACGACCGGCTCGAGCTCGTGCTCCTCGCGCATCGCGAGCACGGCGGCGCTGGCGTAGGCGGGGTAGCGGCAGAGCGAGGCCTTGTCGAGGTGGGCTCGGTGCCGTTCGACGACGCCGGCGCCGTTGCGGCGTGAGCTGAGCGCGTGGCACTCGACCGAGATCCCGGTCAGGAAGCCGCTCGTGACGAGCCGTAGCGCCTTGTCGCCGTCGGGGCCCTCGTCGACGCCGAACGAGCCGTAGAGGCCGTCGTCGCGCTCCTGGAAGGTGAGCGAGCGGCCGACGGCGCCGCGGAACCCCTGCTCGTGCTCGACGTTGAGCCACACCTTGTCGCGGCCCGGTGTCGTGAGCTGCCGCTGGAACACGCCGGGCATGAACATCTCCTCGTACGGCTCGTAGGTTGGCGGGTCGCTGACGGTCGCCCGCTCGTTGTAGGGGACGATCCGTACGTCGAGCGTGCGGCCATCCCAGGCGTCGCCGCCGGGCAGCTCGAAGCCCCTGACCAGCACGCTGCGGTCGAGCTCGGTGGTTGTCATGGTCGGCCTCCTGTCATCACGGTCGGTCGCAGCTCCTGGACAAGCGCTGCCGGCGCCTGGTCGGTCGGTGACGCCGCCGCGGTCGGCGGCTCGGTCAGCTCGTCGAGCTCCTCGCCCTGCTCGAGCGGGTCGAGGCGTAGCACGGCGGCCCTCATCTCGTTCTTGGTTACGACGCCCTCCTTGACCATCGCGAGCCAGCTCGTCACTTGGCCCTGGAACGTCGGGGCGAGCACGGCGCGCGCGTCGAACTCGACCCAGCTGCCGCGCGGCAGCATGTTGGCGCTGAGCGCCCGCTGTATGCGGCCGGCGCACGGCCTGAGCTCGGAGCGCCACCACACCTCGAAGAGCGTTTCCGGGTTCTGGTAGGTGAGGCCTCCGCGCAGCTGCAGGTTGAGCATGAACGCCGGGACTGAGAACGCCGACGCGATCACCTTGGCGTCGAATTCCTGCAGCTCGAGCAGCGCCAGGTCGGTCGCCGAGAAGCTGAGCTGCTCGAAGTCGATCTCGGGCGGCAGCACGGCCGGGGCGCCGACGCCGGCGCGGAGCCGGGCGGCCATCCACTGTGTCTGGATCGCCTGCGCCTGCGCCTCGTTGAGCCGGTGCTTTGACTTCAGCACGGCGTTCGGGACGCCTCCCCCGCTTGCCATCGTGCGGCCGAGCTCGCCGGCGGTGGTCAGCCCGATCGCGGTCGACGCGTAGGCGTGCAGCGCGCTCGTGCCCTTCAGGCCTCCTCGCGGGTCGCGGCTGATCTGCACGACGTCGTCGGTGTTCAGCGGCACGTTCTTGGAGTGGTAGACGCGGCGGCCGCGGTCGACTTGGACGTTCATCGTGGCGGCGTCGAGCACGGTCCAGGTGGCGGGGAAGCCGTTGGCGTAGCGGGTCGTGACGTAGAGGTAGGCGTCGCCCCAGCCGAGCATCGACCAGGCGGCGGCGAACACGGCGTCGCCGATCCCGTTCGGGTACCAGACCGGGTCGGGGTTGGCGACCCAGGCGGGCTCGTAGCTGCCCTCGAACCGGAGCGGCATCGAGGCGAGCTCCTGCGCGCATAGCTGCAGGCAGCGGTTGGCGGTCCAGACCCGCTCGGCCAGCCGCGGCGAGTAGGGGATCCCGTACATGGCGGCGTATTGGCCCCAGCTCGACTCCCACCACGGCGGCGTCAGGCCTGGCACGTCGTCGCCGGTTGTTGGTTCGACCCGTTCCAGCAGCCCGAGCCGCTCGAGCCCGGCGGTGATGTTCATGCGGCCTCCTTCACCAGATCGTCGGGTTCTCGCTCGGGTCCCAGCCGAGCGTCGAGGCGCCCCATAGCGCGAGCGTGGCCGCGACCAGCGGGCAGATGTCGACGGCGCTGTTCTTACGCGACCACGCCCAGGCGTCGCCGAGCGGCCGCTTGGTCGCGCCCTTCAACGCGGCGACCAGCTCGGGTGTGCCGAGGTGCCGTAGCTGCTCCTCGTCGACCGTGTCGACGAGCAGCCCGCAGGCGCGCGCGTGGTCGGCGGCGCTGACGAGCTCCGGCCAGAAGCCGGCCTCCTCGCAGCGGTGCACGAGCGAGCCGGCGGGCCCGGCCGCGTCGAGCATCGTCGCGACCGTGCTCCAGCGCTGGTTCAGCTCGGCCAGCCGCGGCACCAGCCAGCCGGTGCCTCGCCGGTGGTCGATGATTTCCACGTGGAAAAGCCCGTCGCTGCGCCGGCCGGCGGCGGCGACCGCGCTGGTCGCCCGGTCGGGCGCGACGTCGAACGCGAAGCAGACCGGGTCGGCGAGCTCGGACTGCTCGTCGACGAGCTCGGCCCAGCGCTCGAGCGAGATGATGGTCTCGGCGTCCGGGTCGGGGTCGGGCCAGTCGCCCACGTTCAACCGTTCGACGGCGAAGGTGCGTTGCGGCAGCGAGCGGAGCTCGTCGCCGACGACCTCCTCGGTGATCCGGATCCCGTAGGCGGGGTTGGAGCGGCGCCAGTTCTCCTCGTCGGCCAGCTCGTCGCGGTCGAGCTCGCCCGGGTGCTCGGCGTCGAGCGACCACTCGTAGTAGGCGAGCCGCGGGTCGGTGCCGCGCAGCGCCCGGTCTCGCACCCGGGCGAACACGACGCCGTCGGCGGTGACGGTCTGGTCGACCGCCGAGCCGGCGTACCAGCGCTGCCGGTTAGGCTGAGCCGCCTGCGTGAAGGTGAGCGCGCCGACCGCGACCTCGGCGAGGAACATCGCCTCGTCGTAGACGATCAGCGGCGCGCTGAACCCTCGGCCGGCGGCCTTGTTGCGGGCGATGAAGAGGATCCGCTTGCCGTCGCGGAGCTCGATCGCCTCCTCGCCGTGCGCGCGGACGACCCGTTGGACGCGGCGGTCGAGCTCGGGTGTCGACTCGATCAGCCCTAGTAGCCGCAGGAAGTGTTCTTTGGCCGTCTTGAATTGCTGCGCCGAGTGGATCGTTAGGTGCTCGTCGAGCAGGAAGAGCGCGGCCAGCTCGCGCGCCTCGAGCACGGCGTTCTTGCCGTTCTGGCGTGGCAGGCAGAGCCCGACCTCGGCGGCGGCCCAGCGCCCGTCGGGGCCCTCGGCGAGCGCGCCCTCGAGCACCAGCCGCTGCCACGGGTCGAGGTAGAGGCCGGCGAGCTCGGCCAGCTCGACTGCCTCCTGGCCGGCGCTCGAGCTGTAGTCGGGGACGTAGAGGATCCGCGGCATCTGCGCCTCGGCGACGCTCATCGGCTCCTCCGCGCGTTGCGCCTGGCGGCGAGCTCGTCGAGCCCGTCAGGGCCCGTCGACGGGAGCTCGGGCCGCTCGTCCTGGCGTGTCGGCGGCCGGGCCCAACGGTCGGGGTACTGGCGCTCGAGCAGCCATGCGGCCGCCTGCCAGTTGTCGGCCGCCGCGGCGGCGACCCTGGCGACCGAGCGAACCTCGCCCTCGGCGCGCGCCCGCTCGAGCTCGCCCGGGTCGACGAGCTCGAGCTCGTCGAGGCCGAGGCCGGTGGCGCGCAGCGCGATCTCGAGGTAGTTGCCGGCGCGCAGCATCGCCAGCAGCTGTTCGACCGCGGCCGCGTCGACCGGCTCCCGCCGGTGCGCGCTGCAGCGGTCCTGGCCGCGGATCGCGTTGCCGCGGCACGGCTCGCCGCGGCGGGTCGTGGCGGTGCACCTCATCGCGTCGCCTTCTGGCCGGTGTGCCGCTCCCAGCGGTCGACGACCACGTCGCAGTAGCCGGGGTCGAGCTCGAGCGCGCGGCAGCGGCGGCCGAGGTTCTCGCAGGCGATCAGCGTCGACCCGCTGCCGGCGAACGGCTCGTAGACCACGTCGCCGGGCCGGCTCGAATTCGACACGTGCCGGGCGATCAGCGCGACGGGTTTCATGGTCGGGTGTAGGTCGTTGCGGCTCGGCTTGTCGTGCCGTTGCACGGTCGTGCCGCGCTCGTTCTGGAGCTCCCGCACCAGCCGCTCGAGCTCGCGCCGGCTGAGCCCGCCGAGCTCGTCGTCGTCGTGCAGCGTGGTCTGGTCGCGGCCGGGCCGGAAGCGGTGCGCGGCGCCTGGCCGCCAGCCGTAGAGCACGTGCTCGTGTTG